ATGTGGGCGAAGATAAACATGCCCTGCACTGCGAAGCGCAGGGACGCAGCAATTGCCCGGTACGTCAAGAATGAAGATCACGTAAGAGCGGTTGACCAGTCTCTCAAGTCATCAGACTTGGAGGACTTCGCCCGTGTCAGTCGTTTGTTGTGGGCTGATACCTTCCAGAAGGTAGAAGAAGATCTCTACTATGGACGGCTCATTCCACGACACGGACCTGGTGTCACAGCTGATCGACTTATTGGAAACAATAAGTGGAATCAGCTTGAGTGGACAGATAGACTCGAAAGAGCACATCTGCTCGCTTCTGAACACCTTGTCTCCTCTCAGTCCCTATTCCTGCAATTCTTGCAGGACTATCCAGCAATTCCTGCTGAGGATAGGGGACCTTGGATACCAGGCTTTGATGGTGATGAACATCTCTCAACAAACGAGAGAAAGTTGTCACCGTCATCCTCTGGAAATCCAGAGAGTGCGCTTACGTATCTTGACCCTGGTACAGAACGACCTGTAAAGGTCATTACTGTACCAAAGACGCTGAAAACACCACGCATCATTGCTGTAGAACCCACGTGTATGCAATATACACAGCAGGCTCTTCTCAGCAGTGTTGTGGACGCCATCGAAACGGGTCCTGTTCGGTGGTTAGTCGGCTTCTCGTCCCAGATCCCTAACCAGGTTTTGGCTCGAGATGGCTCTCTGGGGAGAGGGTTAGCAACACTCGATCTGAGTGATGCTTCCGACTGTGTTTCCAATCAGCTCGTCCGCCGAATGCTTAGTTCGCATCAGATGGTGTCCGATGCGTTCGACGCAACTCGATCACGGAAAGCTGAAGTGCCTAGCAAGAACGGAACTGAGATCATCCGTCTTGCTAAGTTCGCGTCTATGGGGTCAGCTCTCTGCTTCCCAGTAGAAGCAATGGTATTCGCTACCTTGCTATTCATGGGAATTGAACGAGAGCTTGGACGCCCGATGACCAAGAAAGCTGTTCAACGCTTTCGAGGCCGGGTACGCGTCTACGGTGATGATATTATCATTCCCGAAGACTACGTGCAATCCG